CCACTTAAGTCTAATGTTTTTGGTTTATAATTCCAAACAGGAACTAATTCATTTTTTAAATCTGGGGTGACTCTTACTTTTCCTTCTTCTTTAAACAAGTGTACTGCTTGTCCTTTTTTCTCATGTAATCTTTCTCTTTCTATAATGTTTAATCTATTTCTTAATTCAGTAACAGGAAAGTCATTAGTAGATACAGTTAAAAATGCTTCACTAGGTTTTAATGGATACTCTTGTACTCTTCTTTGAATAACTCCTAAACCATTAGAAGAATTAGTCAATATATTTTCTCTTTCTTTTAATTCATAATTTATAGCTTCTTCTATTTTAGAATTTCCTTGACTATCATAAAAACCATCCATGTTCCAAAATATAGGGTGAAAAAAACCACAATGTGTAGTTTCTGCATTATCATCCCATATATTATTAAAAGGCATTAAATTATAAGTAGTTGGGTCATAAAACATTTCAGCAAAATCTACTGTTCCACTTTCCATATCACCCCCTGTACCAAAAATAATAATCTGTCCTGTTATATATTTACCTGCTTTTAATGTAGGCTCAATAGCCATATAAGCATCTTTCAAATTAGGAAACTTACCTGCTTCCTCTAATAACACATATACAGCATCTTTACCACGAGCAGCATCTGGATTATCTTTAAATGTTAAAGCTAACACTTGTGATTGATAACCTTTTTCAATAGCCACACCATTAATTACTTCTTTAAATGATGCCTTTCTATGTTCTTGTTTATCAATATAATCTCTATTCTTTCTCCATCCTGTATGCTCATTAAGAAAATTTAAATAGTCTGACACCATACCCATTGTTCCTTCAGGATATAAATATTTCTTTTCAAAAGCACCAATAATAGAAAGTGAGTTTCTTGTATTATTATACTTATTAGCAACCTTTGCAGCATTCTTATATGAGTAACCTTTTCTTCTACTTTTACCCACTATAATATGTCTACCACCATCTAAATAATCATCTGAAATAGATATTGATAAATTTAAACCATCCAATTCTTCTCTTGTTATTCCATTATATGCAATTTCAGTTGCCCATTGAAAGTTATAATCCCCATCCCAAAAGTCAGGAAAGTTTACAACCTTTTTAGCTTTTCTACCATTTGCATTTTTTTCTACCCTTAGCATTGGGCAAAAATTTAAATAAAAATAATGGTCACCTGTTATTCTTGCTCCTCCTACTTCATACCCATTAGTACATCTATTTAACTGTTGCTCCCAATAGTTAACCCAAGAAGGAGAACCCCAAGGGTCAGGACAATAATATCCATATTTTTCAAAGTGTCTTGCTTCTTCTCTAAATACTTCTGTGTTTACCCAATGACCATCTTTGTTCCTTATTGAGTTTACTTTGCTCATTTGGTGTCGTTTTTGTTTTAAACTCTTTAGCTCTTTTCTTAGATAGGAGATGCTTTTTCAGAAGGTTGTGATGTAACATATTTTAACCTATAAATAGTGTGAGCAATTAATTCATGAATACTATCTATTTGATTTAAAATATAACCTTCAGTAAACATCATTCTTCCTTTTTCAACCTTACTGTATAATTCTTCCATATACATTAAAGGATCTGAAATATTACTAGCATTAAAAGATAAAGTAAGTTGTCCATATCTTCCCATAATTGTTTCAGCAAAAGTATCTATTACATCTTCCAAACCCTCATAAAAAATACCTAATGCATTATGTACAGCTGCCCCTCTGCTTCTTTGTTCAATATGAGTAATGTGGGCATCTTCTTTAGCTTTAAACAATAAAGATATAAATTCACTAGGTCCACCTACCATAACATCTTTTTTAATAGGTTTCATTATTTCACTATCAAAAGCTTCTAATAATCTGTTAACTTTCATTTGTTTATAATTTTTATCTTTCAAAATGATTTATTTCTTTTCCTGATTTTGTTTTAGAAGATTCATAAACTTCTTGCTCTACTCTTTCCTGTAAATCAGTCATTGATTTTAAAACCTCATTAGCAGATTTAAGAGCAGGTATAACCTCACTAATTTTATATACAGGTACTCCTTTGTCAGTTTTTTCACTAAAGTCTATATTTTGGAAAAATTTAATTGTTTGTTCTACTCCTTGTTTTACAGCATGAAAATATCTCATTGAGGGAGAAGCTTGTTCTAAAAACTCTTGATATTTTTTTACACCTGTTTCTACTAACTCATTAACATTATAAGTTTCTTCTTTCCATAAACCTTCAATTATCTTACTTCCTCTTAACTCTTCTGAATAACCTGAGTAAGGATTTGATTTTTTAGGTGACACTAAAAAGTAAATATAACTTAATTCTTTTATTGCCAGTTCTTTATTTTTTGATTTATCTCTTTCCCAAATTTCTTTAAACGGAGAAATCAATAATATCTCTTTAGTAGGTTTAACAATAGAGTTTTCTATTTCAAATATTTCTACTCCCATGACTCAAATATATATGTATTTTAATTTTTTATAACTAATTCATCAATATACTATTTAATTACTTTTTATTCTTGATTTGCATAATACATCTTATCATTATCTTCTGTTGACCATTTTTCATAACCTTCACAATTATAATAATCCTTATTAACTAAATAATCTGGTTTTTCTGGAAATGCCTTAGTAACAAAACTTGGCTCAAACCATTTTATTCTATTATTGGGTTGTAAAGCAATTTGTCCATTATTTAAAAGAATTATATGATGTGACTTATGTTCTATTGGATCTTCAGCTAAACTTAAATCTGTATTTAAATCATTAGCTCCCCAGTTAATTGTAGCATAATAATTACCATCATACCATTTTTTATCTTTCATAAAAACAGAAACCTTTGTATCATAAGTATAACTAACATGCAATACAGAAAAGTTATAACTAAAACAATTCCATATTTGTAAATAATGAAATGGTAAATCAGGGTTAGGTAATTCAGGTTTAGTCAACAAAGCATGAGAAGGTAATTTATCCCTTAACACTCCATTATTTAACAACACTTGAAATAAAGCAGCTTGTCCTGGCATACATCTTACTGAAACAATTACAGCTTCAGTAAATTCACCAAACCCTTTAGTATGTTGATACATGTATTCATTTCTAACATATACCTTTAAAGGAAAAAAATTAGATTCAATATATGCCATATTATTTTATATCAGTAGATTCAATAAGTGTATAAGTAAATTCATTACCCCATAAGTTTCTTGATTGTCTACACACATTCATAAACTCATTAAAATCCTTTACTCTTTTAAACACCTGACATCCTTCTGACCAATTTTCCACATAAGTAGATTCAGTATAAGGATTAGACTTATGAATATTTATACCAAAAACTCCTGATACTTCATCTACATAATCATATTCCATATCTTTATTTCTATCTCTCCAAATCTTAACAGGTTTGTTTTGACCTAATGCTTCATACTCATTTCTATGTCTTCTTATTCCATAACAACCTCTATACTGCCCTGGTATTAATATAGCAACACCATTAGGATTAGAAAATTGCAGCATTGCTTTTTTCCCAGGGTCTGTAGTTGCTGCCCAACAATAAAACTTCCATTCCCCATTAACCTTATAACTCAAAGTAATAAAGTCATCAAATAAGTTAGTTACTCTTTTTTTTAAATCTAAGTTTCTAACTCCTACAATATTTAAATTATAATCTCCTTTTTCAAACCAATTATAATTTTTACTTTCTATTGCTTTTTGTATTTGCTCTCTTGTATACATAATTTATTTTTAAGCTTCAACAGTTCCTTGAATTGATAAAATTTGTTTTTCTCCTTTTTCAAAAATAACAGTAATGTTTTTAGTTATTCTTTGTGATTTAATTCCTCTGTCCAATAAATGAGAAGCAACAGGAGAGGTTTCATACCCTGCTGTTATCTTATTATTTTCTTTATCAAACTCTGTTAATGTACAACCACAACTTGCTCTAACTTCAACAATTTTAGATTCTCCTAAATATTGAAATTCTGCATTTACTTTTGTTTTTCTATTTACAGTTCCAAAATCATGTATTACTTTATCCCACATATAAAATATTTTTTATAGATTTTCCATTCATAATTACTCATCATTGGAGGGTAACATTCTCCATGACAATCTTTATTTGCTAATGTCAATGCAGGTATATCACAACCACAAATATCACATTGTCCATTTATAAAACAAGTTTTATCACTTCCTTCCATTAGTTTTAATCTCCACTCAAATTGTTCTCTAATATGCTTTCTAATTAAAAACCTAAACTTAGAATAATAAATCTTTTCTCTTGTGTGCCCTTGTACATAGTACCAAATATCACTCAGAGTTGCTTCCTTGTTTTTTAATCTTTTTAAATAATTCTGGATTTTTTTCAACATAGTCTTTTAACATTTTTAATTGTTCTAATTGTGAATCATACTCTCTTATACTTCCATATTTTTCTTCTTTCTTTTTTAAATCTTTTTCTAATTTTTTTATTCCATTTAGTATTGGAGTAGAAAATATTTGAAAACTTCCAAAACCTTTTATCCTAACATCGGGTAAATCTTTTTCACTCATCCTTTTTTTAAAGTGTTTAAAAGCTGACATGATTGCTTCATTAAACCTTTCAATATTTATATCTGGATAATCTTGTTTTACTAACTCATAATAATCTTCTACTAATGAATTTCTAGGCATGATCAGAATTTATTAGTTGAAAAAAATATTCTTGCTTTTCATTATTAGGAATTAGCATACTTAATATTTCATTATCCTTAGATATAAATCCTTTTTCTTTTAATGCCTTTAAATAATTACCTAACCCACCATCAGATAATCCTAATTCTTTCATAACAAGTTTTCTGGCAGTAGTACCAAATCTATCTTTAGCAATGTCTCCTTGTAATGACATAAACAATGCAATTATTTCTAATTCCTTTGGGGTTAATTTAATAGGCAATAATGCATTAATAATGGATAAATGTATAATAAAATATGCTTTTGAGTTTAATACAAGTTTTT